TTTCGCACAAAATTTTAAAAACCAAGGATGTGATTAAAATAAGAGAAACATTAACCATAGAACAGCAACAAGAACTCAAAGACCTTGAATTATTAAGAAAATATCTTAAAAAAAGTCTAATGGCTCGTGGATATACGAGTAGCAAAGCATTGACTAAAGTAAAAGAAATATTAACATCCACTGAGAATATTTTTGGGTATCATGGGCTAAGTTGGGAACTAGGAAAATATTCAATTGAGTATTTCTGCCTTCACTATCTTTCTAATATCTTTTTAGGAGAAGATTTAGCCGAACTAGCCCCAATTCACTATGAATTGTGGTCTGATGTCAATGATATTATATTAAATCAAAAAATTGACCAAAGGGGATATATTCTGCCACGCTCCGTAGGGAAGAGTAGCTTCGGTACACTAGCTACAAGCGTTTGGAGTTCTGCATACGCACATAAGAAGATGATAGTAATATTTTCCAGTACAAATAAACTGGGTAAAAAATTTTTAAATCAAATTAAGGAAACCATTCAAGGTAATAAAAAAATTGAACAATCTTTTGGAAAATTAATTGATACAAAAAATAGAAATTTTAAAGTCAATGAAGATGTCATTCAATTGACAAATAATGTATGTCTTGAAGCTTATGGCTCTGATAGCGAAATTAGAGGGATAAAGAATGAAAAATTAAACCTACGCCCTGACCTTATGATTTTAGACGATTTCCAAAATTCGGAAACAGATGTTAAGACAGAAAGCGGTAGGGATAGTAAATGGGAGAGATATTCATCCTCTATTAAATTCTTGAAGCAAAGAACTAAGTATAATGCTAAAGGAGAAATAGTTATAAAAGGCACAGTTGTTTTGGCCTACGGTACAATTCAACATAAGGAAGATTTTTACATGAGATTGTATAATTCTATCACATGGAGCTTTAGGGTTGAAAAAGGCATCTTAGTTGATGACATAGATAAATTGTTTAATAGTCCTAAGTGGCTAGAATTTAAAGCAATTTTATCTGATGCAACCTTACAAAGTGATGAAGAAAGAATTTACAAATCAAGAGAATTTTTTATGGATAATAAGGAAGAAATGGATTATCCGGTTATTTGGGAAGCCTTTTGGGATAAAGTTTCTCTCGCCAAAGAATTCTACGAAAATCCTGAAAAATTCAAGCAAGAAATCCAAAATGACGTTGATTCCATAGGCAAGTTATGGGTTGAAAAAGTTACAACTATCAAAAGAGCCAAAATGGAAGAACTTAAATTTGTTAAAACTGCAATGTCAGTGGATCAAAGTACAGGAAATACAAAATCAAGTGATTTTACGGCGATAACCATTGGAAGCACTTATAACGATCAGTATTATATCAGACGAGGTATATTGGAGAAATTTGATTCCGTTACTGAATTTGAAATATACATAAATGAGCTGGTATCTTGCCTTAAAAAATATCCTATTACAGATGTGTTCATGGAGAAAAACGTCTTTAAAGGGGTGGATGCCACTCGTCTGGAGCAAGAAATTGCAAAAGATAAAGAGTTAAGCAAAAGGAAAATAGAAGTTCATTTAATCTATAATACAAAAAATAAAGATGACCGTATTTCAACAATTACAAGCAAAATTTCAAATGAACAGGTAATATTTGCAGAGGAAGATGAAGATTATTGGAGCCAGGTTAAAAGCTTCAAGGGTCAGTTTTACTCCGAAAATGACGATGCGATTGATAGTTTAGAAATGCTAATAAATAATATTGACTCCATCGAAATCAAGAAGCCAGGGACCATCTACTGCATGGATAAAAGTGCAATTGGATGGAATTTATAGGACAGGAGGGCTGAAACATGGATATTTTAAGAGATGAACAATTAGTCATGACCAATGGCACGTTAACAACAGACATCCAGTTTGATACCAATGTAAATATTGGCGGTAATCTAAATACAGACCTTTTAAAAAGGTACTACATGGAATTCTCCATCAGAAAAATGGATTATATGAAGATGAAACAATATTATAATGGAATTCTTCAGGACATTGATTATAATTACACAAAAATAAACGAAAGGGCAAATTTTCGTTCTAAACGAAATTATGTCGGCAAATTCGTGGATAATGAGACTTCATATGTAATGGGCAATCCCATAAATTACATATCTATATCCAATGATGATGCCGTTGTAAATGAAATAGAATATGATTTATGTCACTGGAAAAAGAAACATAATATTGATCTATGCAATACTCTGGGAATTTATGGAGATTTATACGAACTTTATTATGTAAATAAAACCACTGGAGACTTTGATTCCTTGATATTGAATCCTAGCGAATCGTATCTAATGGTGGACGAATATGATAAACCCATATTATTCTTTAGGGAATACTCAAAGATGTTTGAAAGTAAGAAATACATAGATGTTTATACACCAGACTCAATATATTACCTAAATGACCAGTTTGAGGAAATTGCACCAAGACAGGTTAATATTTTCGGAGAAATACCGTTAGGTTTTGGCTCAATTGATAAGACTGTTTATGACAAAATTAAGAATTGTCAAGACGAGTATAATATTTGCAATAGTGACCAAATAAATTTATTAAGCGACCTTCGTTTTTTCTACTTACTAGTATATGGAATCGATCCAAACGATGAGAAGAATAAAACAATGGTTCAAAATATTAATCAAAATTCTATTATGTTTTTGAATGGTGATGCTAAGATTGAAAAATTAGAGAAAAATATTAACGATTCCTTTCTTCAAAATGTTAGAACAAATATTAAAGATTCCATGTATGAATTAGCTGGTCATATCAACCTACAGGAAGCTCCTCCGTCAAATACTTCAGGTGAACAAATTGTAAACAGAATGCTCGATTTAGAATTTAGGTGTGGCTTATTATCTGCTACGTTGCAAGATGTTATTAGGCAACGAATTAGATTTTTATTTAAGTATAAAAATATTAAGGATGGTATCCAAAGGGATTGGAAGGATTTATCAATCAAAATAACACCAAATATCCCCAAATCGTGGACAATCATGGCTAATGTTATTAGTCAATTGAGTGCAGCAGGTGCACTTAGTAAGGAAACAATGATATCTTTATTACCTTTAGACCATAGCCCACAAGTGGAATTAGAGAAAATAAGAAAAGAGCAATCTGAGGAAGAAATAATAAATTTAGATAGTATTCCAGTTGATAATACTAATACGCAAGTTGATAAGGTAGGAAATACAAATGGATAAGGAGCAGGAAAAGAAGCTACATGATGCCATGATAGCTTTATTTTTATTGATGCTGAAATACTCCACCAAGATAAATCCATTATTGAGTTTGTTTAAGTCTAATAGGGATATTGTGAAGGCAGCGGTTAACAAAATCTATGCAACATATACCAAAGACAATCGATTAATCATGAATTCGAAACAGATTACTGCCGAATTGAAAAGGCTAGAGCCAATGCTCAAGCAGATCGGTAATGATTTGATGCTCAAGGAAAAGGATTTGCTAAGTTCAATGTTACCTATGGTTTATGGCGAGACCTATTATCGAACCTATTATGAGTTGTCAAAAGGTACGAGTTTAAATGTAAAAAGGTTAACTGATAGCATAATCAATAAATCCATCAATCAAAAAATAGAAGGTAGAACTGCATTTGATAGGAACAAGGACAACAAAACCAAATTCATTTCCAAGGTTAATAGGGATTTAAAGGAGCAATTAAGAAAGGGTGTGTCTATAGAGAAGGTTAATAGATCTAGAGACAAAAACTTCAATACTGGCGCTTCATTCTCTCATCGACTCATTGGGAATGAGATTATAAGAAATTTTGGTAATGCTCAGAGGGAGGTGTATGCGAATGCAGGAATTGAACTAGTCCTATTTAGTGCTGTCTTGGATGATAGGACTACAGAATTATGTTGGTCATTGGATAGCAAGATCTATCCTTTAGGTGAAGCACCTGAACCACCACTTCACATATGGTGTCGCTCAATGATTTTGCCCCTAATACCTAAATGGAATGACAAACAGAATAATGAATCATGGGATACATTCATGAGTAGGCAAGACATCTAAACAATGTCTTCTTTATTTGTCTTTTTTCGGAATTTACAGACGTTAAAGAATAAATTTACTAAATATATGAACTTAATAGGGCTTAGTTGAACTATTGAGGGCAGAAGGAGATAGAAAATAATGGCAATTGAAAACTTAGATGAGGTCAAGGCATACCTAGAATCGCAAAAAGATAGTAACGAAGAAGTCAAAAACTACTTGCAAGGGTTAAATACAATATCACTTGATGGGGTTAAAAGCTTCTTAGAGACAAGTGAGGAAGGTAAACAATATCTTGGAAGTTATGCCGATGCTAGAGTTACCCAAGGCATCGAAACTTTCAAGCAGAAAAATCTTAGTAGGTTAGTTGATGAAGAACTAAGAAAAAGAAATCCTTCTACTGATCCGAAAGACATTCAAATTGAGGAACTAAAGAAACAATTTGAAGATATGCAAAAGGAATCAGTCAGAAAAGATTTGGAATTAAAAACTTCAAAAATTATAACTGAAAAGCATATTCCTATAGATTTTATGCCTTATGTAATCGGGGAAACGGAAGAATTGACATTAAATAATGTGAGAGTTTTAGAAAAAGCATTGAATGATTATTCGCAGACCGTTAGAGGACAAATTCTCAAAGATGGTGCGTATACGCCTCATAAGAGTTTCAATCATAATACTACTGTAAATCCATATGCGAAGGAAACGTTCTCTTTAACTAAGCAAATGGAACTTGAAAGATCCAACCCTGAACAGGCACAACAATTCAAAAGTCAATTAAATTTTTAGAGGTGAAATATGGAACAGTTAAAAGGAGAATTACAGGAATTAATAAATAAACATAATTCTTGCAATGGAAAAAATACACAATACGAACAAGCTCTAAATCAAGTAATAGAATTAATAGATTTCAAAATCAATGCTATTGCTTCAGATGTAACCAAAAAAATAATTTAAAATAAGAAAGGCAAAGGTGAATTATTATGGCAGATGCAATTATTAAATTAAGTGATGTTGTTATTCCAAGTCAGTTTTCAAATTATACAATGGAGAAAGCAGTTGAAAAGAACGCATTTTTTAGAAGTGGTATTATTTCTCCTAATCCACAGTTGGCAAGTTTACTTTCTACTACTGCAACGGCAGGGGGTAAGACCATTACAATGCCATTTACAAAGCCATTAGCAGGAGATGCACAAATTCCTTCTGAGGATGATGCAGTTACCATTAACAAAATGAATACCAGTACAGATACAGCACGTAGACAAATTTTGATGAATAGTTGGGGCGAAAATCAACTTGCAAGTTTACTATCAGGGCATAACTATATGGATGATATAGCTACACGAGTATCTGACTGGTGGAATACAACATTTAATAAGGTGATAATTTCTACTTGTAAAGGTGTTTTTGCTTCGACAAGTATGAGTACGAATAAGGTTGATGTTAGTACAGGTGCGTTTGCATTATCTTCGATTTTACAAGCTAAATTCTTGTTGGGGGATGCCCATGACAAAATTAAGGCAGTTGCAATGCATTCTCAAGCATATCGATTCTTTTTAGAATCAGATGCAATCGCAACTATACCATTGACTGATGGAACTGGTACAATTAAGCAATTTACGCCACTACTTTGTGGAGTTTTAGTAGACGATGCTATCCCCTATGACCCTGCAACAGGCATTGCATCCATTTATATGTACGGTGAAGGAGTATTTGGCTATGTTGCAGACAACAGTGGTATTATTCCAGATGAAATTTACAGAGACCCAAGAATCGGTTTAGGACAACCGCAATGGATCACACGAAGACAGTATGTTCTTCATCCTCTAGGTATTGAATGGAATGAACCTACTACCGCGATTACATTTCCATTACCTTCCGACCTTGAAGCTGGAGATAGATGGACAAGGAAGAAGGAAGTTAAGAATCTTCCTTTGGTAGAATACAAATTTAAAATATCTTAATTATCAAGGGGGGCGTAATGCCCCCTAATTTTTATGAAATAGGAGGGTCGAATTATGGAAGATAATCTCATTTTAATGAAACTTCTGTTGCAAATAGATAATTATGATCGAGATGATATTTGCAATTTTTATTTAACGAAATCAAAAAATGCTGTGAAAAAATACTGTCTACTGACGGAGGAGGAATATCTGCTTGCTAACTTATCCAATCAAACGGTTGAATTAGCTATGTTCTACTATCTGAACATGAAGAACGTTGGACTAAAGAGTGCCAGTGAGGGACCAAAGTCAAAATCGTTCGAAGGTGAAGCAATTCCTACCTTGATAAAAAAGACCTTACCATCACCAGCAATATTTTCAGCATAGGGAGCGTGGAATATGGATGAGCAAAAAGTATTTTTATTAGGTAATAGTCCAACAAACTCATGGCAAAAAACAATTTATTCAGGTGTTCAGCAGTTTAGCTCAGTGGTAAAAATCGGTGAATACGAGTTTTCAATTACAAAGAGGTTGTTTGTAGACTTAGAGCCTCTTTGTAAGATGGACGGTTATCTTGAAATAGAAAATAAGATTTACAAAATCCTTAAAATAAAAGAATATTCTGATTATATGGAAGTGTGGTTATATTTATTAAAAAGACAGACTGAGGTGATCTAATGAAATTGAATGAAAATATTGATTTTCTCTTGTACGAATTGGGTGAAACATATCTATTGAATGGAGTTTCACAGAGAGGTCTTTTTTCGGAAGTCACAGATAAAATCTCATTCTATGATGATATTATTTTGACTTGTGCTATTCCTATTGAGACTGGCAGCGTGATCCAATACCAATCTTGTAATTGGCTAATAATTAGCGAAATTCAAAACAACAACGATCAGGATGTAAACATTTTCAGAGCGCGGATAAGGAAATTTAATAATATTTTGATAGTAAATGTGAACGGAATATTACATGAAATACCTTGCTTAGTGACAGACAAGGTTGCTTTAGGTTTGGATGTAAATACCTATATCTCCACACTAGACACTCAAATCTATATCTTGGTAGCTAATAATACTATCAATAGAAATATTTCAACCAACAATATCTACAAGATCGGCAATCTGAATTATCAGGTGCAAAATATAGATGATATCTCCAAGCAAGGTATCCTTACAATAAAAATGGAATTCACAGTAGAACAACAGATTTTACCTAATTATTCCATTAACATTTTGAATGGAGAAAGTTCCTCAACCAATATTGAAACTCCTTTACAAATTAATATCCAAGAAAAAGATGGAGATACCATTTTGACTGAACCATTGCCTGTTGTCTTTACCTCAAGCGATGAAGCCATTGCAACGGTCGATTCTCTTGGATTGGTGACACCAGTATCTATAGGAAGCGTTACCATAAATGTAGCACTTGAATCTGATGCAAATGTTAGCGATTCCATTGCTATTACGGTGGAAAATGTTCCTATTGTGGAGACGTATTATTTAGAACTGACAGGTAGTGTTCAACCCGACACTGAAATAAAAAGTGGGCAAACAAAGACCTATACTTGTCTAAAGAAAAATAGTTCAGGTGTTATTGTTGAGGGTTCTGCCTTTGATTTCACTTTGATTCCAGGAACGACTTCACCAACTGCCTACACATTTACGGTGTTAAATGATACTCAATGCACTATAAAGGCAAATGCATATACTTACTACATCGATTTAGTGTCAACCGATAGGTCGGATAATACATTGACTGTTTCCAAGCATATAAAACTTAGGTCAATTCTTTAGAAGGATGACAAGACAAGCGAGTACATGATAAACGTACTCGCTTTTTGTATTGACCTTAGAAATTGTAAAAAAGTTAAGCCCTGAAACCCTTGGTATGTAAGGGTTTTGGAAACACATATTTCCTTAAAATAACTCTCTAAGCTGTTTAAATTGATCCAGGGTAAGAATGTGTTAGAAAATTGGCAGGAGGGCTTAGAGGGTCGATAATATGAAGAAAACATAATGTCAGAAGCGTATGGTGTGGACGATGGAATTAATTTAAAATGCGAACAGACTAATTAATAGAGAAAATAATAAAAAGCCCTGGCATTAGATTGCTTGGGGCTTTTGTGCGTTTAACAAATAGAAATAAATAGAAAAGAAAGAGGATGGAATATAAATGAGTTTAATACAAATAGAAACATCACAAAAATTACAATATTATACAGTTCCGCAAATCGCAAAACTACTTAATACAAGCAAGTCTTTTATATATAGTATGATCAATCAAGGCAAATTAAAAGCCATTAGAATCACGGAAAGACGAACAAGAATATCAATTCAAGCATTTGAAGAATTTACCCAACAAATAGACAAGTTAGAAGGAAACAATTATAATAAGGTTGTCGTTCAGCCTCGAAAGGGGCTAAAAATTAATGGCACAACTCAGAAATCGTGGAAGTAATGTTTGGCAAATCGTGATCTACTTAGGGAAGGGTGATGATGGGAAACCGCAAAGTTATAGCGAAACCTTTCATGGTACTAAACCGATGGCTAAAGCATATAGCAATGATTTAGAGAAAGATATTAAACGCAAGGTTGGGTCGTCTAAGTCGGTTGCGTTTACCATTAATGACTTGTTTGATAAGTGGTTGAGTTCTATTAAGGGTACAATTGGTAAGCGCACCTATGAATCATATGAATATCAGACTAGAAGACTGAGACCCTTTATTGGTGATCTACAACTTTATACGTTGACAAACTTCGAATTAGTAGAGCGACTTAAACCATTAGAAGATGAAAAGATTTCAATCAGAACAATCAAAGACTTTCATACTACTTTACGAACGGCTATAAATTGGGGTTCAGTCTTTAAACTGGTTGAAAAAGATGTTTTGAATGGGGTTAAACATCCTAGACTTGAACGTAAGAACCGAGACGTATTTAAACTGAATGAGCTTGGAATATTTATTGAGAATGCTAAAAGTTATAAATTCGGTTTGGTTTTAAGAGTTCTAGCTTTAACAGGGATGCGAGTGAGTGAAGTTCTTGGTTTAACATGGAGCAATGTGGACTTCGAGCATAATAAGATTAAAATTACTCAGGCTGCTGATATAAAAGATCGGGTAAGTAAAGAAACTAAAACTGCAAATAGTCAACGTGAACTTGAAATGGATGAAGAGACGATGCAACAGTTTAGACTTCAAAAGAAGAAGTCAGTAGGTAAGTGGTCTCAAAATGATTTTGTCTTTCAAGGTGAAGGTGGCAAACCTGCAAAATATAGTGCCATATGGAAGACAAAAGAAGCCGTCTTAAGAAAGGCAGGACTACACCATATTCGTATTCATGATTTACGTCATGGTATGGGTTCGATTTTATTGGATGAGGGTATTCCACTAACGGCTGTATCTTCTACGTTAGGTCAGGTTCCAGCAACTACAGCAGCGGTTTATGGACATTCTCTTAGAAAAGGTAAGAGTATCGCTAATCTATTGTCTATCACTAATTGAATAATTCAGTCAAGAACTCGGTCATACTTGCTGAAACCATACTCTTGCAAGGGTTACAGGGTACTGTAAAATGGTTCGAGACCAGTATCGCCCACCAATGATTTAGATAGTGGACTGTGGCAACATGCCGGAGTCCATTTTGTGTTACCCCAGCAGATATAAGGTTTTTTAATATACAATTTTTGGACATAATAGCTTTGGCTGGGTATTTCTTGTTAATGAGGTGAACAATGACAATGTCAATTATCTTAGGCCCTCGTCTGCAAACAGTCGCATCGTTTGTTCCAGACGGTGCAAAACTCGGAGACATAGGGACAGATCATGCATATTTGCCGATAGCCCTCTATGAGAATCAGCGGATATCAAGAGCAGTAGCCATTGACGTCCATGAAGGGCCGTATCAATCTGCTTTAGCTGCTGTCAATGGTCGGAACTTAGAAGCCATCATAGATGTACGGTTTGGTGATGGATTAATGCCACTCGAACCCGGGGAAGTCAATGTTTTAACCTTTGCGGGAATGGGTGGAAGAACCATGCTAGATATTCTTTCTGCCCGACCTGATGTTTTAAATTCCGTTGCCGATCTCATTATGCAACCGCAAGGTGGCGAGGGTGCTGTACGGCTGGCCTTATTGGAGGGTGGGTGGCGTCTCAAGGCAGAACGGTTGGTGGAAGAAGAGGACCGGATATATATTATTATGGCTTATTCTAAAGAAGAGGGTTCGGACCTCACTGAACTCCTGAAGAAAGAAGGTGTTTGGAATCAACGTTTGCGCCACCTCCTTGAGGATGGGAGCATCAAAGTAGCGGAAACGGTGTTTTCAAGCCTAGTACATAGACTTGGCTGGAATTTCGGGCCTCTCGTCTTGGAGGAGCGTACGAATCTCTTGAGAGGCCTTCTGAACGAATACAGTGGTATGTTGTCAAGACGTATGGAGCAAATGAAAAAGTCTAATAGCACAGAGATTATGGCCAAAATTAGAGAAGTCTCTGATGAATTGGCCCTAGTGGAGGGACTAAGGACATGGCAGTAACAGTTGGATTAGTGGCTCAGATCATTGAAAAAATAGCTCCAAAATCGTGGGCTGAGGATTGGGACAATGTTGGGTTACTGGTCGGGAATGGAGCTACCCCTGTCGAACGCATCCTCATTACTTTAGATGGAACTTTGGAAGTGGTCGAAGAAGCCAGAGCTTATGGAGCCCAACTCATTGTGGCACATCACCCTATTATCTTTCGTCCGTTAAAGAATCTGAGATCCGATAATGCCGCGGCTCAAGTTCCTCTTCGGCTTCTACAACATCAGATTGGGTATTACGCTGCCCATACGAATTTAGACCAGTCCACAGTTTCTTCCAGTCGAGCATTAGGAGAGGTTCTAGGACTACAGGAGATGAAGATTTTGGAAGAGCAAGCCGATGACCTTATTTCTGTTCATAAGCGTGGAGAGGCTCGAGGGTATGGCGTGAGT